GATGCGGCTTCCCAGATGGGATAGAAGTGAAGACCAATTGCGTTGGAAGATGGAACAACTGCACCAGAGATGATGTTGTTACCATACATGAGTGAACCAGCGACGGGTTCACGGATGCCGTCGATGTCCACAGGGGGAGCAGCGACGAAGGCGACGATGAAACAGATGGTTGCTGCCAACAGAGTTGGAATCATCAGTACGCCGAACCAACCGACATAGAGGCGGTTATTGGTAGAAGTTACCCACTCGCAGAATGATTCCCACGAAGAGGTTGATTGTTGCCTTGAAAGAGTTGAAGCCATTGAATTGAAAAAAAAGTAAGATCATCAGGGAAATGATGGTTTTACTATTCCTGTACCACCCTTAGATACAGGTATGAAAGACGTTTTTATACACCCTAGAGGTCTTGGTTTAAGGGGTGTTAAGAAGCGTTAAGAAATATGTTGATTCCTTAACTTGCTTACCTATTTAGTATAGCAGGTGGAGGGTTTTCTGTCAACCCTCAAAAGTTGAGCAATTATACCCAAGTGAGTTTGCTCTCGTAATCCCAGGCATAAACCTCACGATTACCTTTGATGCCCCATCCCAACCAGTAGTAGGCAGGAACCATATACTGAGAGATGGACTGACCACTACCTTCAAAGTCAGGAAGAGCACGTTGGAAGATTGGTTCGTTAATCATCCAGCGAGTCTGACCTTCGAGTGAGGATGGATCACAAGAGAACCTAGCACAGAAATTGCCAAGACCCTTGTAGCGACCGATAGAAGTCCATTGGATTAAACCATACCCACCAACCTTACACTCGGTGTAGGAGACGCGAGCACCACCCTCACAGATGTTAGGAATGAACTTGCTTTCTTGCTTGATGTTTCCCATCAGCGTAGCGAGAGCATTCTTATCAGTAATCTTGGTGTGCTCCTGAAGTTCTTTCAGAACATACTGCTCTTCGACAGAGCAAGTAGGACACTGCCATGAAGGGTCTGGTACTACTACCTCGGCAACTCCCTCGGGAAGAGGTGGTGCCTCTGGAAGAGTCATTAGGAATGGTGCTGCCACTGCGACTGCTGCAGCAATGATAGGATACGACATGAATTTCATCAGAACCTCACTACTATATCACATAAAAAAAGGGGTGTCAACTGGATTGTGCCAGTTACCCCTTTGTCTAAGCGACGACGATATGCTTTTATTTAGTCCTTTTTAAGTGTGATAATAATTCTATCATTCTCATAGTCTGCCTTAAACTCTAAAGGTTTTTCTGGATCCCAACATAGTTCTTCGTAAAGAGCATTGAGTGTTTCCATATCTTGATAGAGATCAGTAGGCATTTATCGTACTCAAAAAGGTATTTAGATTATCAAATATTAGGCGGATGGTATTGGTTGTAACATTCCACCGTCACCTCCACCACCATTATCATCATCCGACTTTTTTATAATGAATAGCATGAAGTTTGCTACCATAAAACCGATTACTAATGCTAGGAAGTTGGAGGTATCCATCACCAAATACCTGGAATGATTTGTCCTGTGAGAGCGTAAGCACCTAGTGCTGCGACGACTCCGAGCATTGCTGCCCAACCGTTAATGCGTTCTGCGTTTTCGTTCATGAGTTTTCTCCGAGTGTAAGATAGAATTGAGTTTGATCTGAAGGTGAGTTCTCATAGATGGAACTGTCACCATATTCTTTGTGGTCTTTGTATCCAACCATACGACCTTTCGTATTTTGGATTGCTCCCATCATAGCAATGATAAGGAAGATTGCAGGTGGTCCAATGATGAGAGCACCTCCAATCACATAGTAAGTGAGAATTTCAAGTAGGGAGTTTTCCATCAATAGGTTTCTGCCAGTTGTTCTATAGAATAGCACAGCGTTACAAAGAATGCAATGCTTGTCAGGGTAAACGCAAATTCAATCATCAGAATCCGAACGCACCAAAGAAAAATACGCTACCACTGACACTATAAGAGATAACAGCAGCAACAAATCCAACCATAGCAGTGCGTCCATTCAACTTCTCTGCCCTTTCAGCATATGATTCATATCCGTAACGCTCGGCGTCTGTCTTTGAAACATACATCGTTGGTTCTTTAGCGAACAGATTCTGTTGTCCGCGATCGTTCGTTGTTACAGTCATTTACCTTTTGTAATGAATCTTTACATATTATATAGGAAAGATTAAGAGTTGTCAAGCGTTTTGAAATATTAAGATTTCAAATCCAATAAAAAAGGACCCTTAATGGGTCCTTGGTTTGGTCTAACATGCACGCCACCAATTCTTTTATGAGGATAAATTGGAAACCCTGTTGCGTCGTCGAGTGTATGTACATCTCTCATGCGGTGAAAAAACCATCTAGTTTAGAGTCTATTGGCAAAGACTATGAGAATGTAATCACATCATCTCCTTGACCAAGACCTCCAAGTCCTACGTCAACAGGTTGTGCTGCTTGAGTAGTATAAGGAGAGTCATACATTTCCATCACACGATCAAGACCATCCAACTTAAAAGAGAGGTTATTCTTTTTGGGAAGTTGGCGTTGGATTGCTTTTACACCTTGATAGTGACGCCAGATTTCCATTTGGAGACCAGGGTCAACATCGTTTTCCATAGCGTCTTTGACGCATTCTTCGAGTGCTTTGATTGCTTTTTGATAAGATGTCATAGTTTTACTGAGTCACGAACATAGCATGGGACACCTGCAGGATCTAACCATTTGGTGTATTCAAAGTCTTCCATAGCAAGAGTGATTTGCATACCATTGTCACAGAGATACATGTCTTTGTAACGTTTGGTCCACTCATCAAATTTCTGAATTCGGTAGTCAGGGAACCCGTTGTCGAGTTCCCCAACAGAGACATACCGATAAGGTGAGCGTTCAAGAAGAACTTTGGGAAGGGTTTTCACGGGATTCATAATAAAATAGGTCTTGTTCAAGTTTGGTAAGGAGGATATCATAATCCTCATCTACATCACCATAGAAATCGACACCTTTCTCCTCATAGAATTTCACAACTTTATTATAAAGAATAGGATACTCGATGTCAAGTGTCAGTTGTCTATCAACTGCCTCCGAAAGAATCGTAAGACAGGAGGAAAACTTCTGTGCTGTAGTCATACTTTTACTAGCAATGGACCGTATGCCCCGAAGGGCAACGGGTCAGGAGGGATTTGAACCCCCGACCAACGCATTAGAAGTGCGATGCTCTATCCACTGAGCTACTGACCCAAGCGGTAGTGTCTTCAGAATCTTGTAACATTGCAGCAGATTCATGCAGATGATCGATGAATAAATCCATCAATGCATCTTCAATACAATCAGTGTCCATTTCATAGAACTCTGCATTCATTGGAAAACTCCTTGACTACCTCATAATTATAGCAGACGACTCAGCGAGCGTCAAGCATCAGGTGTGCCAGTTTTGAAATAGTCTTTACGCATGTACCGACCAAGGATGTTTGAGTTGTAAAACGCTGGTGTGCCATCGTCAAATGCCTCCGTAAGTACATTATTGAGAAATAGTTGTCGGGTCTCTTCAAAGTTTGTGAGTCCCTTGGTTTTATGTAGGCTGATTATATCCCGTTTATAGGCAAGATTCCCGAACCGCTTCCGTTCTTCAGATAATTCAGCACTGCTTCCGTAGTAACGTTTCCAGTCACTTTCAGATTTAACTCTCCTACCTCCAGTTCTAGGCTTTCGTAACTGCTGAAAGTATTTTCTGCCGATGTATCTTTTGCCAGTAAGGCTATTTGTAATACAATAGACAAACCCATAATAATCGTTAATGTCTTTAGATAGAAAAGGTTGTCCATCATAAATCCAGGGGTTTTCATAATCAATTTCTTTTTCATTAGTCGGGTTCTCCGTCGTCATCGTATGTGTGTACTCGTCTCACATTCTCACTATCTAGGTAGGATTCTGTATCGGAGTAAACTTCTGACTTGAGTTCGTGTAGAACAATCTCCAGATCGTTAATCAGAACTTTTAAATGGTTTTTATTCATACTCGATATTCTTGTAGGACTTTTAGAACTTCATTATAAGCATGGTGGGCACCATCATACCATTGCCCAGTTTTACCTGTATCATCCTCCATTTCATATAACTCTGACTTTAGTTTGTAAAGACGAGCTTCCATATCAATCTTAAGCATTTGTGACCTAGGCATTAGATTTTCTCTTGTAGTGCTGTCCAATCTTTATCAAACTGTTCTAGACCTTTATCGGTAAGAATATGTTTGTAGAGTTGATAGAACATGGGTAGTGGGATTGTACAAATATCAGCGCCCACTTTAAAGGCATCTGATACTTGAATAGGGTCTCTGATAGATGCTGCAAGGATTTCCGTTTTGACCTGATGCGTTGCAAATACATCTGCAATCTGTTCAATCAGATAGATCCCGTTCCAATGCTGGTCATATACTCTACCAACAAAAGGTGAGACATATGTTGCTCCTGCTTTTGCAGCAAGGATTGCTTGTACTGTACTAAAAACTAATGTGACATTTACTTGAACATCGTCATCTGCTAGTTCTCTACATGCTTTCAGTCCTTCCACTGTGCATGGAACTTTGATAGTAATATTTGGTCCGATCTCCAGATACTCCTGTGCCATATCAAGCATCTCTTCTGCAGTATCTCCAACTACTTCAGCAGATACTGAAGCATTCCATGGAAAGATTGCTGAGATTTCTTTGATAATGTGCTTAGGATCTTCTCCTGCTTTCAACATTAGACTGGGGTTTGTTGTAACTCCATCGATTAGTCCAGTCTCAAATGCAGAGGCAATTAGCTCTGGGTCAGAACAGTCCAGAAAAAGTTTCATGACTCTCCTGTATAGGTTGTCAGTATTTATTATACCAAAAAAGCACCCCTAAGGGTGCTTTATGTTCGTATGCAAATAATAAATTACTTGCTGTAAGTACGACCGCGATAGCAGAATGTGCCGTGAGTTTCTTTAGACTCTACACAACGGGTATTATACTCAACACCACGGTATGAGGTGTGACTAATTTGTGCGTTATGTAATGCAGATGCTTTTGCAATCTGCTCTTTGACAATTTGCAGTGTATTCATGTTGTTACTCCTGAAGATAGGGTGGTTTATTCCCCCGTTCCTTCAGCCGTTTTCGTCCCAGGGGTAGCAATCAGGGGTTGATTCCTTCATGACCTCAATCAATTCCACCTTATATTCGGTAGGAATATTCTCATTTGTTTTCATCCGAAACATAATTGCATCGGCTTGAGCACAAGTGAGTGATGTATAAAATAGTAATTCAATCATGGGATGAACGCTCCGTTCCGCGACTTACTTGCGTCCCCGAAGGGATGAACGTAAGATGTGATGAATTCATCACACTACTATTTATAGCATACATTTTTTTATCGTGTAGTTCAATGCGATACATTTTTAATTACTTTAATAATTTCCAACTGCCGCCAACGCCACCATCCATATTGACAATAATGTCATCAGTCTCTTGGCGTTGTCGTGCCTTTCTTTTTTCCATTTCCCATAAGGACTCAGCGAAAGGGTTACTAGGTTGGTCTGCCTTATCCAAAAGTTCATCCCAACCATGTTCTGCTGCATCTAGGATCGACCTATAGGATTCCTCGTTAGAGGGAGAATCCTGCGAAGGTGTTTGCTTCAACGTCTTGTTTGATTCCTCCGATGACATAACTTTCAATCTCCGTTTCTTGAGGTGCATTTTGTTGACCTTTACTATTTAACCAATGCTCAGTCCAAGGTAACGGATTGTTTTTAGCAGGAATATCAAACATAGGTTTGATACCGATTGCTTTCATACGACGATTAGCAATCCACTCAACATAGTTATGGAGGAGACGTTCATTCAAACCAATCATAGAACCATTTTTGAACAGATACTCTGCCCACATCTTCTCTTCATCTACAGCACGTTGGAACATACTCATCACCCATGATTGCTCATCTCTAGCAATAATTTGCATCTCTGAGTCGTCACCTTCCTTCCACTTGTTCAAAATATTTTGAGTAAGTACAAGGTGTTGTGACTCATCACGAGCAATCAATGAAAGAATCTTTGCACTACCTTCCATGAGTTTGTTCTCACCGAAAGCAAATGAACATGCGAAGGATGTATAGAAACGAATACCCTCTAGGATATTCACGTTAGCAACTGCACGATAAAGTTTACGCTTCAGTTCACGACGGTCAAACTGTCCTGAATAGTGACCATCCTTAGCCAACTCCCACATCGTTCCATTGTCATACTGATGAGCATGATCGATGAAGTCATCATAGGATTCAGTAACAGATGCTGCGCGAGAGAGAATCTTCTCATCATCTAAGATAGTATCAAAGACTTCTGTGGGGTCGGAGTATACATTCTTAATGATGTAGGTATAGGAGCGACTATGAATCATCTCCATAAACTCCCAGACAGTCATTGCTGACTCAAGTTCGGGTAGTGAACAATAAGGGATAAAAGCCATCCCAGGACCACGCCCTTGTACAGAATCCAGCATGATCTGGTATTTAAGATTACTAGTGAAGATATGCTTCTGCTCTTCCGATAAAGTCTGGTAATCTGCACGGTCTTTCTGTAGTGATACTTCTTCTGGTCTCCAAAAATAACCCAGTTGTTGCTGAGTTAGTTTGTCAAACACAGGATATTTAAAGGAGTCATATCGCTGAACTCCTAATGGTTGACCAAAGAACATAGGTTGTTTCTTTGTGTCTACTTTGTTCTTGTTAAATACGGTCATTCCTTGTAGTTCAGATTTTGCAGGACTCACAGTCTTCCTCCTCGGATTCTAGCAGTTCGTTTATTAAATTGTCAACATTTTCAATCGATGGTTCTTCATCACCATCTTTCTTAGCATCATAGGTGTTCTGATAGTAAGATGTCTTCCATCCATACTTGTAGGTGGTAAGAAGATCATTTGCCATAATAGACACAGGTACTTCATTGTCAGGATAGTTCTCTGGATTGTAACTCCAGTTACCAGAAATTGCCTGGTCAAAGAACTTCTGAATTACAGCAGCAACTTTAATGTACCCATCATTATTAGGCATGTCCCAAAGCAGAGTATACGCATTCTTCAGTGTGGTGTACTGAGGAACAATCTGCTTAAGAGGTCCTTTTTTGGACTTCTTAATGGACAAGTATGCTCTAGGAGGTTCGATTCCATTTGTTGCGTTTGACACAACGGAACTGCTCTCCGAAGGCATCTGTGCGGACAGTGTTGAGTTCCTAAGACCGTACTCTTTGATCCGACCTCTAAGAAATTCCCAATCACACTGAAGATCATTCGGTACAATCTCATCAACATCGTTCTTATATGTATCGATTGGTAAAATTCCATCAGCGTACTTGGTTTTACCAAAATATCCGCATGGACCTTTCTCCATCGCAAGGCGATTAGATGCTGATAAAAGAGCAAATTGGAAACGCTCAGTCAGTTTATGCACTAAGTCATGTGCCTTGGTAGATTCATAACCTGCACCATTCTTAGCAAGGTAATGTGCTAGACCAATATACCCAACACCCAAAGAACGACGGTTAACAGTAGATTCTCTTGCTGCCTTAACAGGATACTCTTGATAGTCAATCAAGGCATCCAGACCTCTCACAGCAAGGTCACAGAGGTCATCCAGTTCATCCAGACTCTTCAGTTTACCAACGTTGATAGCAGACAGAATGCATAGAGCAATCTCGCCTTGACCATCAATGTGTCCAATAGGATCAGTAGGCAAAGTAATCTCCTGACAAAGATTACTCATGTTCACCTTGTCCTTGAAGGACGAGTGTGAATTGCAGTGGTCAATATTCATAAGATACAAACGACCAGTCTCTGCACGTTCCTTCAAGAGACTTAGAAAGAGTTCCTGTGCCCCGATAGTCTTTCTCGGAACAGCATCATTGAGTTCATGCATCCGATATAAAGTGTCAAAGTCATCAGTACCAAAAGCATCATACAAACCTGGTACGTCATGCGGTGAGAAGAGGCTAATCTCCTCATTGTTAATGAAACGTTCGTAGAAAAGTTTTGAAATCTGGATTGAGTAGTCAAGTTTCCTCACTCGATTGTCTTCTGTTCCCTTATTATTCTTAAGAACAATAATGTCTTCTATTTCTTGGTGCCAGATTGGAAAGTGGACAGTTGCTGACCCACCTCGTATTCCATTTTGAGTACAGCATCTGACAGTGCTCTCAAACTTTTTAAGGAATGGGATAACACCTGTATGTTGAACTTCTCCGTCTCGGATTTTAGCGTTGATGCCACGGATTCTGCCTGCGTTGATACCGATTCCTGCACGTTGAGCAACATAGTAGCCAATCGCCATGTCACTAGAAAAGATACTATCGAGGGTG